TATAGAAGACTATGAGTATGAAGCTATACAATTAGAAAACTATAAAGAAATGATGGCAGACGGAGAGAGAGACGAGCGATGATAGAAAAGATCACTAGAAAGTCTATGCTTATTAGGCCTTCAGGTAGATCTACAGATTTTATAAGTCCAAGCTTTGGTTACGGTTGTTTGTATAACTGTTCTTACTGCTATATGAAAAGACATAAAGACAAAGGTCTTGATGTAGCAACTAACACAGGAGATATACTGACAGCTATAAATAATCATGCTTTCTTTACACCTGTAGATAAACCTAATCAGACACACGCAGAGTATACAACATATGACATAAGCTGCAACGAAGACTTTGCTCTGCATGCAAAACATCATCAGTGGGAAAAGATATTTGAATTCTTTAGAGATCATTCTATTGCTATGGGCAGCTTTGCAACAAAGTATGTTAATGACAGTCTTCTTTCATTTAACCCAAAAGGTAAGATTCGTATTAGATTTAGTCTTATGCCTCAACACAAATCAGATTTACATGAGCCTAAAACATCTAAAATTATAGATAGGCTGCACGCAATTGATAGATTTATTGATGCGGGATACGATGTGCATGTTAATTACAGTCCTATTATAGTATATGACGGATGGCTACAAGACTATAAAGATTTATTTAAGCTAGTAGATATGCATGTAAAAAACAAAGACAAAGTATTATCAGAATGTATTTTTCTTACACACAACTTTAAGAAACATACAGTTAATCTAGGTAGGCACCCTGAAACAGAATTAGATTTATGGGTTCTTACTAAACAAGAGATTAAGCGCTCACAGTATGGTGGTGAGAATATAAGATATAAACTTGGTATGAAAGCTGAGTATATAAAAGAATTTAAAGAACTACATCAATCAATTATACCTTGGAATACTATAAGGTATATATTTTAAACAATTAAACATGAGAACAACTCAAGATCAACTCTCTCGAATATCAAAAACACTGATATTTGCAGAGCCTTTCTACGGTATATTTCTTATTGGACTACAAAAAGAGTTCACTAAGAATTGCGCTACCGCAGGTGTAGGAAAACACGGCATAGGAATGAGGTTAGTTATAAATCCGGACTTCTTTGCAGAGCTTAGTGAGCCACATCAACAAGGCTTACTAAAACACGAGCTATTGCATATAGCTTTTGGTCATATTATACTAGCAGATAGATACCCTAATAAAAAGCTGTTTAATATAGCGGCAGATATAGAAATCAATCAATATATTGATAAGCGTATGCTCCCGCCAGGTGGCTTGCAGCGAGACTCTTTCCCTGGTGTATTTTTACCAAAAAAAGCAGGTACTAAAGT